TATGTAGCCGATACAACTTTTGAAGACAACACTCAAGATATTCGTACACTTGATGAATCAGAAATTGTAGTAGATGAGGCTTCATGTACCTTTGTTAGTGGCTCATCTAACTTTGTCAAAGAAGATAAGGTTAATACAATTGCAGGAAGAAACCCTAATTACCAAGCTTGGTTTTTCCACACAGAAGCAGAAAATGTATCAGATTTAGTATTATATCTAGGACCTAGTGGTTCCTTTACAACTGAAAGTAGGGTACGTATACATGCCCCCTTTGCTTTTAAGGTGGTATCAGCAACCTTTAGTACAAGTCAAGGCCCCGGTTCTGGGAGAACTGTTGATGGAACACTAAGAGTTGCAGGTGGTGATACTGTAGTTACACTTGCCTTAGATGACTCAGAAACAAGTGAAACAGGTGACTTCGATTATGATGTAGCAAAGGGTGCAGCTATGTCAGTGAAATTGGATATTCCAGCAGGAACCCCTGCAAGGAGTTATACCTTTATGCTTGTTGTCGAACCTACACTATAGAATAATTTTCCCTGCCAACCAAAAAGAAACCCCCCTTGGATTAATTTCCTTGGGGGTTTCCTCGTTCAGGGAGACGCTTTTTGGAGTCCGATTGAGCCTACAAGGGCACCACTATTACAGAAGGAGTACTCGGACAAACATACTCTAGTTATTTATTCCCTTTCAATATTGTCACTACTCTTCCATTTTGTATGACATATTTTAATCCGTCTTTAAGATAACCTGTTGCCCCTGACCGTATTGCCTTCTTTAGGGGTCTCGTCATAATACTTCTTCGTATCTTTGGGATACTCATCCCCATAGACCTCTCTATATACCGGAGTACGGCATGGTCTGTAATTATTGGAGGGGTACTTTTCTTCTTCATATTTCTGTTCCTTTTCTAATTCAATATAATGTATTGCCTTTTCAAGGTCTAGCTTTCCTCCTTTCATTTCATGACGACAAAGGTATTTAATTGCATTCCCTACATTCCAGCCTAAGTCATTCTTGGATATAAATTCACTGGGTTGTATAACCATATCCTTATAGTGATTTCCACCTACTTGACGATCAGATGCTTTCGACACTTCTATCTCCTGTTGCCTTGACAAATATCTTGGCACTCCAACGACCTGTCTTGTCTTCAAAGTCAATTTCTTTCTTGACAGATAAGCCCTGTTGATTGAATGTTTCCTTTTGACTGTCAGCCCACTCTTCTGCCTGTTCCCTGTTACGAAAGGTCTTGGACCTAGCCAGTCTTGTAAATTGCGGTTTAGCCGTCACCCATTTTCTCCATTACTCCTTTTAAATCCTTCATCAATTCGATACCATCCTCATCTTTTAGTGGGAATGGAAATATTCTAGCACTTCCAACAAAAGGTGGTTCAATATTTTCATCAGTAGAAATGTCATAAGTTGCCCCCTCTTTTGTAATTACTGCAACAATATCTTTATCCCCTACACTTATTTTAATATTATAACGATTATCTGTCATATTGGTAATCCTCCTACAGATACATCACTTTCATATTTACCTTCTCCTGACCATGGATTAGAGTCCACAGTTGGTGAGGGAGGAGAACTAGTTGCATTAATATGACAACCTGTTATACTGACATTATTAACCCCAAAGATTTCTTTATAGGCTTCTAAAGCCATTCTTTTTGTTTTTTGATCATTGTTAGAGTCTAATACTTTTTCTATAGACTTAATAATCTTTGTTGCATCTTTATCGTTGGGTGTACTGATTGCAATTCCTGTTGGTATTCATTTCTCCTTAAATACGTTGACGTATGTTAAAACCATTTAAATTCTGCCTGTCTTGTTCGTTGATATGTACTGGTACTGAATAAAGAAGCAGCTTCACAGAAGGACCTCCATTCATCGGAAGTCATACCTACATCTGTGAACTGCTCTCTGTGGAAATACATATAGGCAAAGACCTTATTGTAGAAGTGTTTCTCTTCTTCATTCAGTCTCTTCCAGAACCACTTAGGGGCACCATTAGTATTTCTGGCCTTAGGTTCCTTCAAATCGATTGTCCATCAATTTCTTGGTTTCGTTTAATAGCGTAATTAATAGCATCAGGAAGATACTTAAATGATTCTTGAGTTTCAAATAACTGATCCCAGACTTCAAAAACTATAGTGTCGATTTCTCTACCTGATGCAGGACCTTTTCCATCAATAGTTAATGGCATTATAATTGGATAATAAAACCATGTTCTTGAATCATTAATATCAAATTTATATTTCATTAAACAACTCTCCTTGCCTTTTACCGAATGTAATTCCTGCCCTGAACATACCATTAATATAGTTGACAGAGCAATTGTAGACATGCATATCTGATTCTTCTATGTCTCTGAGATGGCCTTCAATCCAACTGGAAGCCCCATAGAAGTCTACGAATGATTCTACAAACTGATATGCTTCTTTATCCATCTTCTTCTCCTTTCTTAAAACATCCTTGAGTATAGTACACACCCCGATCCCACATCATCTCCAATATTGCAGGCTCTAAGCCTTGGTGTTTAGCTGTCAATAACCACCCTTCAAGTTCTTCCATTGCATCATAGAAATTATCAAATCGGTTTACATAACAAACACCTTCTTCTATTTCTTCGACCAAATTTATTTTTGAAACATCAACTGTCTTTTTAACTTCCACAATAACCTCCTTGTGTTATGTCACAGACATCATTGTATTCAATATGTTCTTCCAGTTCCTTACCTACTTTGGATATAGCATCTTCATAAGGTACAGATACTAGTGGTTGACCCCCTCGGCTTCCATCTGGATAACAGGTAAATCCTCGCAATCTAGGAGCATACTTTGCGAGAGTGCCTCCAAACTCTTCGACGCTAAACTTCTGCTTATCTCTTGACGGTAGGTTAATGGTACTTGAGATGGCCATGTCAACGTAATCTTGTATGTCAGCTTGGAATTTGATTCGCTTTTCGTAGTCTTGGCTGAGGTCAATTGCACTCTCCACTTTATCGGGACTGATCCCGTATTCATTTATCATTTGTTGGGCTGCATGATCAATGTAGTACTGATAATGCCACCGTTTGTTCTTCAGGTATCTTCGTTTATAAGCCACAGCGTATAAAGGCTCAATACCAGTAGTAGTACCTGCCACCATACCAATAGTACCTGTGGGGGCAATAGAACGGTTAGCCACAGGAGTAGATACCCCAAGAGCTTTAGATTCCTGTATTGATGTAGTTTCAGATACTCCTTTATATACCATAAGCCATTTATGAAGCTCTGAAGTAACTTCATAACCTTCTCCTCTTTTTAGAAGCCACTCATGGATTCCCATAAGGCCGAGACCCAATCTCCGATTTTTTCGTCTAACTTTCTTAATCTTTTTATAAGGAAGGTCGGCAACAAGGGTTCCACAAAGCAAAAACAGAGTACCAAGACGAACGACATCCACAAGGTCATCAATCGTGTCAATGCGAGAGAGATTAACACTGCCGAGGTTACAAACATCAGAGTCATCACTAGAGGTAACTTCAGTACATGCGTTCCTAAGAGTTTCATTCTCTTTGTCAAAGAAGTTAAAGCTAAATCCCGGTTCTCCGGTTCTAAGTGCTTGGTCGACATTTCGACGAAAGACATCTCCAAAATCTCCTGTTCTATTGTAATCCATTAGCCACTCAGTATCATAATTAACTGAAATGTTAGTCATGTCAAGAGGGGCAGGAAAATTAAAGTCATCCTGTTTAATATCAAACAATGTCTGTTCAGTACTTCCCACTGACATTTCATGCCAATTCTTTGCTTCCAGAAACTTCTGTACGTCATCGTGTTTATGATTAAGACTGGCATAAAGGGCACTACGTCTACTACCCCCTTGCATAACCCTACGACCAATTTCATTGATCATGAGCATCTTAGGGACAGGTCCACTGGCAGTACCCCCTGTACGGGATATAGTAGCTCCTTCAGGGCGATATACGCTATAGTCTATACCTATACCCCCACCAGTAATAAGACAACTCTCGGCCTTCCAAGAGAGGTTAGCCCAATCTTCCCGTGTATCTTCTTCTGCTTTAAGTAGGTAACAATTATTGAAGAACTTTGTATCTCTACCGGCATAATAAAGATAACGACCACCGGGGATAAACTTCATTTCCCGTATGGCTTGTTCAATCCCATCTAAATCTTCTTTACTTAAGTAGTTACCACATACCTGTTGAGTAAGTGTCTTTGCCAAATCCTCCCATGTCTCACATCCGTCATGTTTATATTTAGTGTTAAAAATTTCCTCTGAGAGAGGATTACGAAATATGCTATCCATTTATTCTTTCTATTTGCTTTAATAAGGTATGTTAAGTTTAGATTTCTTGGTTGTCGTTTCTTTTTTAGCCTTTACCTTTACGGCTCGTTTCTTCTCTTCTTCCAATTTCCTTAGAGATTTTCCTCTTTCTTTATCCAACTCCCTCAGAATTTCTTCTGTTTTATCACTGGATACAGCTTCCCACATTTCCTGGAGTTCTTTAGCTCGTTTTATCAACTCTCTTTCGCTTATCTCAGTAGCAATCATTGGTTTTATAATTTTAGGATAAGTACTTTGAGTATAGTCAGGTACTTTAGGTTCTTTCTTTTTCATTGGTTTTCTTTTCTGTCCTGTCCAAGCTTCTGAATTAAATATTGATGAAAATATTGCCATTATATTACACTCCTTTGGAGAACTGATCATTCATCATTTTAATAATGTTTTTCTTCAAGGTTGTATTAATACCTTTCTTAAACTTATCCATAAACGGTATGTTAGTAAATCTCTCCATGTCAAGCTTTACTTCATTTGTAATGAGTTTCTGATCATCATTTAATTCTTTACCGGATATAATGGTAAGCTTATACGTAAGGACACCTACCCTTTGATCACTATTAACGTCAAGACGCATGGTTCCTTCTGGATAATCCTTTTGGAACCAGACCATAAGCTTATCATACTCTTCAGTAATATCTTCTATTTGTTTGATGTCATGTTGATCAAGATATTCTTCGAGGGAGTCCATTTGATATATCCTCAATTAAAGCTTTTTCAAAAGAGTGCTGATTTTTATGTAAAAGCATAAGACACTTTTGAAGATCATATACTTGTTTCTCTAATATTTCACACCTTTTTTCTAGAGTTTGATTACTTTGATCAAGCATACCCTCATATTTTTTATCGTGTTCTTCCTTAGTTTGAATTGTGAAAGGCACTTCTCTACCACCATCTAACACATATTTATCACCCATTTTAACTCCTCTTTGGTTGCATCTTACGATTGGCCTTCTTTGAAAGGACACGAGTCTTCTTAGGCAAGTTGCCCTTACGCTTAGCCCCTACGTGATGGACTTCTTTACCATCCCCCTTCTTGACACGACCTGCCTTCTCTGCTGCCTTTCGAGCCTTGTTACGTTGTGATCTTCGCTTAATTTGTTCAGGGGTTCCGTGATAGGCATCATACTCACTACCCTTGGCACCCTTCTTAAAAACCCTCTTTTTCCTTGGCATTAGTAACTCTCCTGATATTTATTCCTGAGGATTTCCTCAAACTCTTCTGATTCAAGCCAAGGGTTTTCTAGATAGACGTCTCGATCATCTAACTCGGCAATGAATATTTTAGGGAAATATATGTATCGACCCCACGAACACCCATCCCAATAAGGCCAGATGATAAATTTGGAATCATTCTCATGTACAATCATGAACAAATCTGTAGGTTCAATATCCCAGTAATAGGCTAGATCAGTAGGGTCAGGACCCCAACTCTCTTTGGCAGCATCATAAATTATCTTTAGGTCCTCTGGTTTAAGGACTTTATATTTGGCATCCCTGAAATAACCAGTACCTTCAGTCTGCCTTAGTAACCTTTCAAACTCCGGTACTGCCTTCATTTCTTGTGGGCAACTCTGTTCCTGAGGCTGTGCCGCTAATGTAAATAGAATGGTTATGCCAATTGCCATAACAGAACCCCATACTGCAAACTTCCAGACATTATATCTCCATTGACTATTACTCATATTTACCTCCTAGTAAACTTAGTATTTCTCTTTGTACATCTTTATCATTATCTAATTCTGTATGACTAAGGTGAAGATAGGGTTTATTCACTGCATTATCAAGTTTCTCAACCCGTCTGTCCTTAGTGTAGAAATGATATGTCTTAATCCTTTTAGTTGGAATGATTTTAGGGGAGAAGAAACCCTCTACGTAATCGAGACATACAATTACTTCTACATTATACCCTGACTTTAACAAGTCTTTCCCTAACTTAAGTGCAGCCCTAGCCCCAAGAGAGTGTCCTACAATACGAATGATCCTTTCCTTAGGGACCATCTCCTTAATATCTTTTGCAAGACGCTTCCATTCAGACCAACCTATGACAATAGATGGTTTTTTGACATTGGCAAGATCATCCATACCTGTACTGAATACTCTACCCAATAATCCTCTAATGAATATATTCATTCTTCTACCTTTATTTTCTTTCTATTACCTGCGCGTTGACGTGCATAAGAACCTTTTCCTTTTTTAGGTTTCACTACCTTCTTCTTAAATGGGGATGACGGGTCTCTTAACAGCATAACTAGTGGGTTCCGTTTTTTCTTCAATTTCTTCTTCATTATATCTCTCCCACCTAGACTTTTTATCAACCTGATCTACTGATACATAATAATCTCTACAATCATCCGGGATCGTGACTGGGAAAC